CTCCGCCTGCAGCTACAGCATATCTTGCGCCACCGTTCGAATAATTTTCTATTCGAAATGCAGAACCGGACATTGGTGGGTCAAAATTTCCAGGACCTCTATATTTATAATTGAATGTTCCATTGTAAACATAATATACATTGCCCGGTGTTACTGGTATATTATTTTTCCATGCTAGCGCGCCACCGCTTCCTGCCCCGCCACCGATGGAAGGGGTGTAACCGTTGCCGCCATTTGGGCTGTTCATTGCAACTCCGTCCGGGGCAACTGCACCTGGGCCTATACAAACAACTGATACGCTATAAACTTCAGGTGGGCATACCCAAGTATATGTTCCTGTTGTTGTATATACGGATTCCCCAACAACTGGGCGATTGGTTATTGTTACGTTGGATAATCTTATATTTCGTATTTTCATTTTATTCCTTATGGTATAACAGGTAAATCTAAAATATTCACATTTGGGAATTGTCTATCCACACCTGGCCATACGATTCTTACAGCCCCGCCGCTAGCAGCATTTGCACCTGCAATAGATGCACCTCCACCGCCCTTGCCATATACATCAAAAGTTGTAGGAACTACACCTTGACCAAATACACCAGATCCTGCTCCTTGCCGTCCTCTAAATCTTCTAGGCGGTGCGGGGTTGCCGGGTGACCCGTTAGGACCATTACCAGTATATTTACCTGCACTGCCACCACCCCCGCCACCAATAGTCAAATTATTTTGCACACCATTTGTCATTCCGCCTGCTGGATTTCCACCTGACCCAGCACTACCGCCAGATCCACCTCCGCTAAATGCTGTGCCTCCAGCAAGTCCAACAGTTGATGCAAAAGGTGCTTGTGCTGCAGTTGATGGTGTAGGGTTAATATAATTATATGATGCTTGAAACGGTTCAGAGCCCCCACCATAAGTACTACCGCCATATCCTGTACCTGCACCCTCGTGTCCTCCACCTGCACTTAGTATAGTAACGGGACCAAATCTAATAGAAGATGAGCCGCCGCCCTGGGTTAAGGTTGCGTTCGAAAAAGGACCATTGGGGGATGTAGTATTCCAATTTTTTCTTCCACTTACACCCGCAGTCCCGACTGTTATATTATATGTGTTTCCTGGAAGTACAGGATAATTATTCATATATGCAAGAGCACCTCCGCCCCCACCCGGCCAGCCGCCGCTTGGCCAATCCGATAATACTACAGCTGTACCTGGCCAAGGAGTTGCCGGAAAAGCAGATGACCATGCGGTTCCTCCTCCACCCCCACCTATTGCAACTGCCGAAATACTTGTAGTTGTAGGAGGGGCAGTCCAAGTACCTGGAGATGTAAATAAAGATTGCCCCTGCGCTACCGGAGCAGGGGTTGGTGGCGGCGGCGAAGGCGAAGGCGGCGGCGAAGGGCTCGGAGCCGGCGCAGGTTCAGGTGGCGCATTAGGGGGAGGCGGTATTATTCGTATACCTTGCTCTAAAATCAAATCATTAATTTTTACTGACATATTATTAAATTACTATAGGAAGCCACAACCAAACAGCTTGGCTCATTAAAAACATAGCAACGGCACCTACGCCAATGCTGGCCCAGTACAATCTCATATTAACAGCTAAAATACTAGCAGTTAATAGTACAATTGCAATTTGAAATAAAGACCCTGCGTATGTATACCAGGGTGATCTTGCTTTAGCGACACTTCGATCTTCTTCAAGTTTACGAGCTTTAGCCATTAGATCTTTCTTACCTTCTTTAGGTTCATTTTCATATCGATCTATTTTGGCTTGTAGTGCTTCTACCTTTTTAGTATCCTTTACACGAGCAGCATCATCTAATGCCATTTCAGCTAGTGTTTGTTTGATAGATTTTGCTTGGTAAAAAGCCCATGTATTATTTGCATCTATGGTATTATTTAAAACCTTACTAGAATTGCTACCACCCATAAGAGTATTAATGGCCAGCAAAGCAGCCAGTACGGTAATAAGCCATCCTGCTTTGTCTTTGATTTGTGCTTCTCTTTCGCTTCTTGATAATTGTTTGGGTGCGTCAGCCATAGATTTCTCCTTATTCTATTGATTTACTACATGATATATAATATAATGCTATATTATTTATGTCCCAAAGGTTTTCACAATGAAATTTTATACTAGCGTAAATCAGTATGGTAACAATATTCTAGTACGGGGTGTGAACAACGGCAAAAAAGTACAAGATCGAGTCAACTTTAAACCCTCACTTTTCTTCAAATCTAAAAAAGAATCCGGTTATAAATCTCTTTTTGGTGATAATCTAGAGGAATTGAAATTTGAAAGTATCAGCGAAGCTCGAGATTATGTCTCCAGATATAAAGAAGTTGAGAACTTTCCGATCTTTGGAAACACCAATTATACCTATCAGTATATCACAAAAACATTCCCCGATAATATAGAGTTTGATATAACTCAAATTAAGATATGGTCTTTGGATATTGAAACATCTGCAGATTTAGGATTCCCCGATGTTGCAAATCCAAACGAAAAAGTATTGATTATCACCATGCAAGATTATGGAACAAAGGAATTAGTTTCCTTTGGATTAAATCCGTTTAAAGTAACATCTGACAGACACACTTATATTGAGTGTAAAGATGAAGTAACACTACTAAGAAAGTTCTTAGAATATATTTCCGAAGATCATCCTCATATTATTACAGGATGGAATGTGGAGTTCTTTGATATTCCATATCTATGTAATCGTATTACTAAAGTTCTTGGCGAAGATGAACTTAAAAAGATGTCGCCCTGGAAAGTAGTTAACGAGAAACGTATTTTCAAATTAAAGAAAGAGAACATTTCTTTTGAGGTGTTGGGTATTGCAATTCTAGATTATTTAGATCTCTACAAAAAATTTACATATTCAAATCAAGAATCTTATAAATTAGATCACATTGCCAAAGTAGAATTGGGTAAAGAGAAATTAAACTATGATGAGTTTGATTCATTCTCCGCATTCTGGAAAGGTAATTGGCAAAAATTTGTAGACTATAACATTCGAGACGTAGAACTTGTCGACGAACTTGAAGAGAAGATGAAATTAATTGAACTTATTCTTACAATGGCATATGATGCAAAGTGCAATTTTATTGACATTTTCTCAGCAGTAAGAACTTGGGATTGTATTCTTTATAACGAATTGTGGAAACGAGATATTGTTGTCCATCAGCGAGAAGAAAGACCAGGTAGGCAAATTGCTGGTGCGTATGTTCAAGAACCTCGACCAGGTAAATATGATTGGGTAGTGTCATTTGATGCAACTAGTCTATATCCTAGTATTATTATGCAGTATAATTTGTCGCCGGAGACATTGGTTCCTCAGTACAGCAAAGATTTAACTGTAAACAAACTTGTTTCTAAAAGCGTCAATCTTGATGACTTGAAGGATGAAGATTATTGTATGACGGCAAATGGATATTGTTTCACAAGAAAGAAACAAGGCATCTTTCCTGAGATTGTTCAGAAGCTATTCAATGATCGTAAACAGTATAAGAATCTGATGCTTGAGGCACAGACACAATACGAAGAAACAAAAGATAAGAAATGGCAGAAAGAAATATCTAAGTACAATAATTTTCAGATGGCTCGAAAGATTCAAATGAATTCTTTATTTGGTGCAATGGCAAATGAATATTTTAGATTCTATGATGACCGTATTGCTGAGGGTATTACTTTAACAGGCCAATTCATTATTCAATATATTGGTAAATGTTTAAATGAGTATTTGAACAAGGTATGCGGGACAAAAGATTATGTTTATTCTTTTTATTCCGACACTGATGCCTGTTATATTACATTAGATCCGTTGGTTAAAAAATTCTATAAAGATTTATCTGGAGATAAAGTAGTAGGTATATTGGATAAAATTTGTAAAGATAAAATTGAAGAATTCCTAATGCAATGTAGTAATGAAATTGCAGATTACAGTAATGCGTTTGAGAACAAAGTTTATTTCAAACGAGAGGTTATTGCAGATAGAGGTATTTGGGTTGCAAAGAAACGATATGCTTTGAATGTATATAATAACGAAGGTGTTCAATATGCTGAACCAAAGCTAAAGGTGATGGGATTAGAAATTGTCAGATCATCTACACCTGAACCTATTAGAGATGGTTTGCGAAAAGCGGTTAAAATGGCACTAACAGATACCGAAGAAAACCTGCAAGAATATATTCGTAATTTTGAAGAACAGTATCGTAAATTACCCCCGGAAGATATATCTTTTCCTAGAGGCGTTAACGGGTTAAATAAATATACTGACAGAGCAAATATATATAAACAGGCGACCCCGATGCATGTCAGGGGAGCACTTCTTTATAATTTCTATCTTGAAAAAATGGGATTAGATAAAAGATATGAAAAGATTAAAGAAGGTGATAAAATTAAATTTATATATTTAAAAGAGCCCAATACTATTGGTGAGAACTGTATAGCATTTAATACTGTTATACCGCCCGAATTAGATTTGAAAAAATTTGCAGACTACGAAACAATGTTTGATAAATCTTTTCTAGAACCCATGAATACAATATTGAACGGTATTGGTTGGTCGGCAAAGCCGCAAGCAACCTTAGAAGGATTATTCGGATGAAAAAATTATTACTAGCAATATTACTATTACCTTTAGCTTTACTCGCTAATCCTATAGATGATAATTGCCCCCAATTCGTATTACATGGTGCACCTGTAAGTAAAATAACAAACAGTCAATATTTGTGTAAAACAAACTATGCAATACATTATAGATATGATACAAAGACTGCAGAATATGTTGTAGAACATCTTACTGTAGAAGCGATCAAAGGACCTGCAAAAAGAAAAGATGATTTTCGACCAGACCCAGCAATTGCAAAAGAACATCAATCACAATTAGCTGACTATGCGGGTAAGCCATATGACCGAGGACATTTGTCACCCGGTGCAAACAATACTCAGAATGAAATTATTATGAGTGAGTCATTCTTTTTGTCCAACATGGTTCCTCAAGTACCAAATCATAATAGAGGTATTTGGAAACAGTTAGAAACGTATGTTCGTAATTGGGCAATTGAAGGTAAAGACATATATGTTATAACCGGCACAATTTATGATACAGACAAGTCATTAACTATTGGACAAAATAAAGTAGGTGTACCTGCAAGCTTATGGAAAGTAATTGTTGATAAAAATACATCCAAGGGAATTGGATTTATTCTACCTAACAAACCTTTGCCTGTAGCAGACCTTCCCAAATATGCTACATCTATTAATGAAGTAGAGAAAGCAACAGGACTAGATTTCCATCCTGCTTCAAAAGAATTTGAAGAAATGGAATCAGCCAAACCTAACCTATCAGAATGGTCTGGTTTAAAATAATATAGACAAACTACACAATACATATTATAATATACAATATACTTAAGGAGTTATTATGTCGTTACTTGACAAATTGAAAAAGAATTCTACAATCAAAGAAACAGAAGTTCTAAACAAATCTAAATTCTTTAACAAAAAGGATATGATTCAAACTTCAGTTCCAATGGTTAATGTTGCCCTATCGGGTAGTTTAGAAGGTGGGTTGACCCCAGGGTTAACAGTGTTCGCAGGCCCTTCTAAACATTTTAAGACTGCGTTTTCCCTTTTACTTGCTAAATCTTATCTGGACAAATATGAAGATGCTATTGTTTTATTTTATGACTCTGAGTTTGGTAGCCCTCAATCTTATTTTGATTCCTTTGGGATTGATACCGCCAGAGTATTACACACACCTATCACCGATATAGAACAACTAAAATTTGACGTTATGTCTCAGATCAATAATATTGAACGAGGCGATCATGTTATTATTGTAGTTGACTCTGTAGGTAACCTTGCTTCTAAGAAAGAAGTTGATGATGCGCTTGAAGGTAAGTCTGTTGCAGACATGACCAGAGCAAAGCAAATGAAATCTTTGTTTAGAATGATTACACCTCATTTGACAATCAAAGATATCCCTGCAGTTGTTGTCAACCATACATATTCTGAAATTGGATTGTATCCTAAACAGATTGTTTCTGGCGGTACAGGTATTTACTATTCTGCAGATAATATTTTTATTATTGGTCGCCAACAAGAAAAAGATGGCTCAGATGTTGTAGGCTATAACTTTATTATCAATGTAGAAAAATCTAGATTCGTAAGAGAAAAATCTAAGATTCCGGTTGAAGTATTGTTTGATGGAGGCATCAGCAAATGGTCTGGTCTTTTAGATGTAGCAATGGAAGGTGGTTTCGTATTTAAACCATCGAATGGTTGGTATTCTAAAAAGGGCGAAGAGCAAAAATATAGACAAAAGGATACCTACACTAAAGAGTTTTGGATGCCGATATTGACAGACAAAGCCTTTAGAGATTATATTGAGTCTAGATATAAAATGTCTACAGGCGATCTAATGATGGCCTCGGACGATGTTTCAATAGAAGAGGAGTTCGAAAATGCAAGTGAAGTATGAACCATGGAAAATGGTTAAAGAAGATATTGAAATCTGGGGTGTAAAAATTCTAGATGGAGAATTTGAAGGTACTGCTTTAAGTATCAATGAACTTGAAACAGGTGAAAATGATGATGGTCTAGTATTAGACTATACGATAGTAAAATATCCTGAGGGTAAAGAAAAAGACAAAGACTTTGGCCCAGAGTTTGATAAGGTTCTCAATTTTATTATAGAAGATATTTTAAAGAAGGCAATGGATGAGTACGAAAATCGAAACCGTAATTCTGCAGAATCTAGCGAATGACGATGAGTACATGAGAAAAGTAGTCCCGTTTTTAAAGCGGGATTATTTTTTAGAGAATAATGATAAAATTGTTTATGATAAGATTACTAATTTCATAGATCAATATAATGCAATCCCTAGTAAGGATGCCTTGATTATTGCTATTCAAAATGATAAAAGTTTAAATGAAGAACAGTATAAAGAAGTTGCTGAATATGTACAACAATTAGATAGCACAGATCATAATAAAGAATGGTTGTATAAAGAGACAGAAAAATTCTGTAAAGACAAGGCAATTTATAATGCAATCCTTTCATCTATTGCAATCATTGATGGGAGAGACAAAGCAAGGACCGAGGACGGCATCCCACAATTACTACAAGAAGCACTAGGTGTTTGTTTCGACAATAATGTTGGACATGATTATATTGAAAGTGCAGATAAACGATATGAATTTTATCACCGAGTAGAATCTCGTATACCCTTTGATCTAGATTATTTTAATAAGATTACTAACGGCGGTATGCCTAACAAGACTTTGAATGTTTGTTTGGCCGGTACAGGTGTTGGTAAGTCTTTGTTCATGTGTCATGTGGCTGCATCTGTTTTATCACAGGGCAAAAATGTTCTTTATATTACTTTGGAAATGGCTGAAGAAAGAATTGCGGAACGTATTGACGCAAATCTTATGAACATTACTATGGATCAGTTAAAGGACTTGCCTAAGTCTTTATTTGATAGTCGTATTGAAAAAATTAGAAACAAGACTGAAGGCACTCTAATCATTAAAGAGTATCCTACTGCTGGAGCACACTCTGGACACTTTAAATCTTTGTTGAATGAATTGCAACTAAAGAAACAGTTTAGACCAGATTTGATTGTTATTGACTATTTGAATATTTGTGCCTCATCTAGATTCAAGGGCGGTGCTAATATTAATTCTTATACTTTAATTAAGTCTATTGCAGAAGAACTTAGAGGCTTGGCAGTTGAAGAGAATGTTCCTATTCTAAGTGCCACACAGACAACTCGAGGTGGGTATGGAAACACGGATGTTGAATTGACTGATACTTCAGAATCTTTTGGTTTGCCTGCGACTGTTGACTTTATGTTTGCTTTGATATCCACAGAAGAAATGGAAAATCTAAATCAGCTAATGGTAAAGCAGTTGAAGAACAGGTACAATGATCCGACAATAAATAAAAGGTTCGTCATCGGTGTAGATAGAGCAAAGATGAAGTTGTACGACCTTGAGCAATCAGCACAAAAAGGTTTGACTGATTCTAATATTAGACATGATGCTCCTAAGAAATCTGGCGCAGATCCTGCATTCGATGGTATTTTTAGTAATCTTTCTCAAAAGAGAGATTTTTCAAAGATAAGAGTTTAATGCTAAAATTAAGCAAAACGAGATTATCTGATACATCTTTAAAAGTTGGTACAGATTCGCAATTGGTTTATATCGATTCTGTTATACCTTTAGATATCAAAGAATTGAAATTGAACCAGGGACTTAAATCGGAACAAACATTTGAAGGACTAGCTTTGATTGGTTCTAAAAGAGATCATTCAAATATAGATCTTACCAAAACATTATTTGATGAGTTATATGAATAATAAATAACAAACACCGGAGACACAAAATGCTTGTATCAGTTTTGGGCGCCAAGGATAGAAATTTAACTAAGCTATTAAAGTTGGCAGCTCGATCATTTGCTGATAAACTTTTGTCTCCGCAGTTAATAAAAAACATCTCAATCAAAGTTGTTATAAAAAATAAAATGCAAGCAGGTGGATACTGCGACTTTAAAGAAGAAGGGTTGCCCCTGCCTAGAAGTTTCGTTATAGAAATTTGTAGGACCAAAAAGAAAATACATATGTTCTTAGTTCTCGCACACGAAATGGTTCATTTGAAACAAATGGCTATTGGGGAAATGAAGGACAGATATATTAAAACAAGATACGTAACCGTTTGGAGGGGAGACAAATACGAAGACGATGTTTCCTATTGGGATCAACCATGGGAGATAGAAGCATACGGTTTGGAAAATAGCTTAGTTGCTAAATTCCTAATAGAGCATAACCAATTTAAAAATCTGAGACAAAAACAACAGGATTGGTTTGTATATGATGAACCAGAAAATGAATTGACTGATTGACAGGAGTACATCATGCGATTCTAATTAATTATAAGGAGAAGTAATGGAACAATTAACCTTTACATTTTATGATATCGTACAAATAGTTTTAATGTTGACTGCGTGCTATGCGTGTAAAGCATATGGGTATCAAAAGGGAATATCAGATACTGTGGGATTTTTCGAAGACAAAGGTATCATAGAATTAACAGATGATGACGATATCGTCAAAAAAACCAAAGAGTAATAATAAAATATTACCGTTCAAATACCCTAGCAAGGACTAGGGTATTTTTTTGAATTGCTTGACTTCTTGTCCGAAAGCACATATAATAATGGAACATTGAGGAAATGTATATGAACTTTTCAATAGGTGCTTCAGTAGAACTTACTACAAAATGGAAGTCCAATATTTTGGGCAAGGATCACGACATCAATACCTTTAAGGGTAAAGTCGTACCTAATCCGAAATGGCTGGACAAAGATTATGTATCGGTTCGAACTGGGAATCCATTGTATCCCATATCGCATATCCACAAGAAGTTTATTGTAGGCCACACCTTCTCTGAGAATAGAAGCACTGAGCGTATCTTCCAAGTCAAATCAAAAGCGTCAGGCAAGATTTACACCGTGATTTCTGCCGACGGAAATGTGACTTGTGATTGCGTTGGTTTCCAATTCCGCAGAATGTGCAAACATACAGCCAAAGTTAAGGCGATGTTGTGAAAGAACAACATCTAAACTTAATGCTTGACAGGTATGGACAAAGGCTATATAATAGAGTTTGAGAGCATTAGTTCTCGGTGAATTGAAATTTATATCATTTTTTAAAGGAAAGACAAATGTCTAATTTTACAGTTGCAGGTGTTTCTACTCAGCATGGTATCACTAAAGTTCGTTTCGCGAATGATATCGTTTCTCGTACTAAGATCTTGGCCAAGGGCGGACATAGTCCTCTCGAACTCATTGAGTTGCCCAGGGCAATGACCAAGGCAGAAGCTTGTCAGCATCTTCTAGATACTGGTGGTGTTTTTGCACAATGGTCTAGTCTTATTGTTGAGACCATGGACAAGAAAGAAAGCAATGCTGTTGCGCCGAAAGCTAAAGCAGTTAAAGCGCCTAAAGCTAAAGTAGCACCTGTTAAGGCATCCAAGCCTGCAGTTACAAGCAAACCGAAAGTTAATAAGCCTAAGGTTGAAGAAGATCTCGAAGTGACTGAGATCAAAGAAATTGCAGAAGCTTTGATGTAATATATGGGGGCTTGTCCCCCTTTACATAAGGATTCGTATGACTAAGATTGGTATAGTTGGTTTAGGTATTGTTGGTGGTGCAATTGCAAATGCTACAAGCTTTATGAATACCTCGATTGTTATTGTAGATAGTGATCCTAATAAAGGAACTCATACCTACGATGATTTAATGCAATGTGACGGAGTGTTCATATGTACACCAACACCTCAAAGTGATGATGGTACTTGTGACGTAAGCATTTTGTTATCAGTATTAGATAAACTAAAAAATTACGATGGTGTAATTATTAGTAAGTCAACTGCTCCTATTGGAGTGTATACTGAACTAAATGAAAAGTATCCCAATCTAGTTCATTCTCCAGAATTCTTAACCGAAGCAAATGCTTTTCGTGATTATGTTCAAGGTGAGTTTGCCTTTATTGGGGGACGAGTAAAAGCATATCAACGAGAAGCTGAGCGATTGATTAGGTTGACGCAACCGAATCTTAAAGTGGTAACACATTGTTCGATAGGTGAAGCAGCACTTGCCAAGTATACTATCAATACATTTTTAGCAACTAAAGTATTATTCATGAATGAAATATATGACCTTGCTAAGAAAACAGAGTGTGATTTCAACCTTGTATCTAAAATGGTTACGCAAGATAGACGAATAGGTGCTAGTCATATGAGAGTCCCTGGTCCAGATGGAAATTTTGGATTCGGTGGCATGTGCTTCCCCAAAGACACTGCTGCACTTTTAAAATTTGCACAGACGCAAGGCGTAGATCTTTCTGTGCTTGAAGCAGCAATAAAGAAAAATAAAGTTTTTAGAAACGACGTATAAAGACATATAGTTGTATAAATATTTTTAACACATAAAAGAGAAATAAATGTTTTCATTAAACCAGCCCATTATATGCAAGGATTCCTCAGGTAGACACCTACCAGAGGCCTTTGCACGTAATTATACATGGAGTATACAAAGGGTTTGATGTAAGATAGTATTTTTCTAAACTACAAGAACCCTCGGTACCCCTAAAGTCCGAGGGTTTCCTTTTATAGACTTTTTAATAACCTTGTGCTTGACAGGGTTACTAAAAGGTGTTATAATTAGCACATGGATCAAAGAGATCTACAATTGTTCATTAAAAATTTGCGTACCATTTTTCCTCTTGTAGCTCAAAGGTAGAGCACCCGGCTGATAACCGGGAGACGTTGGTTCGATACCATCCGAGAGGACCAGATGTCCCGTTCGTCTAGAGGCCTAGGACGCTGCCCTTTCAAGGCGGAAACACGAGTTCGATTCTCGTACGGGACGCCATATTAAAACACATTTCAGGTTGGACAATCTTCCGGAGATTGTTATTTGGACTTGTAGACAAGTTTTGATACTTGTCGTAGTTAAGATACGGAGTGTGTTCTAATATGGTAATGTATCGGTGGCAGAGCGGTCCAATGCAAGTGATTGCAAATCACTAAAACCGGGGGTTCGAATCCCTCCCGATACTCCAATATAATGCTTGACATTTATTGTACAGGTGTTATAATAGAAATAAGATAGGTCCTAAAGTGTTCATGGACGCACGCTAGCTTGTCACGCTAGAAGAGTGGGGCTCGATACCCCCTAGGACCGCCATATTTTAGAGATGCCCCGGTGGTGGAATGGTAGACACGTTGGTCTTAGAAGCCAATGTCGAAAGGCGTGAGAGTTCGAGTCTCTCCTGGGGTACCATAAATATGTGACAAGATATTGGGCTGATAGTGATAATGGGAGCACAGGGGCTTTGCAAGCCTTTAGTCGGGGTTCGATCCCCCGTCGGTCCACCAATAATAATGAGGTTGTCATG